CGTCTGAACCCAGTTCTTTAACGCACAACCCGAATGCTTTGAACCGCTCGTCCCTGATGTACTGCTCAGTGGTCAGCTTGCTGAGCGTGTAGTTCTTTCTGTCCCAACGTGTTTCAAAATCAACAACAAGTGTTCTCATTGCAACGTCCTGTCGGGGTGCATGTTTTCTTTATACATTTTTTTAACGCTGTCGAGCGCTTCCAAGATGAGGCTGACCATGTCCTCCATGTCAGCGTTGAGCCCCATCAACTGCAACTTCCCAGACTCAGGGTCAACCATGATCATGATGCCAACAAGTTCTCTCTTAACTGCACGAGCCAAGAGTTCCTGCGCCATATCATTCGCATCCGATTGTTTCAGCAAGTCCATTTACATTCTCCTCATTAATAACAACTGCTACACCACCCGCTGCCCTAATACGCGCAAGGTGCGCGTCTTGTAAGGCTGTGGTCTTATTCTTCCCTGCTTTGCACTCAATGGCAATAAACCGTCCATTGTGACAGCAGATGATGTCTGGTATGCCTGACATACCGAAACCACCTGTAACAGGAAAGAAGTAATACACCCCGTACTGTTTAAGGATCTTGACGACTTTGTCTTTGACCTTACCCTCTGGTGTTCTCAAAACGGAGCCTCCTCAATATCTTGTAAGTCTTCATGCTTGTCACGCTTGACAACTTGTAGCTGAGCGCGAGGCAGAAACACATAGTGCGGAAAAGGCCAACCGTTGGTAGAGGGGACGCGCAAGCACACGAACCCATCCTCATCTACCTTAACAACGTAGCCAATCTCGCCTGTTGATTTGATCTTTACTTTTGTATCAGGGTTCACGTGTTTTTCCTCCTGCTGCTTTCCAACCTTGACGAAAACCTTCATGCCAAGCTTTCTCCCAACAGATACACCATAAGTTATACGACCCATCGATTGGGAACGGGAACTCTTCTTTGTGTTTCATCATGGTTTTAACATCTTTGCGTCTGATAAATGCTGCCCATGCTTTATCCCGTTTTGGGTCGCTAATAGGTATGTCATCGAACAGTCCTTTCTTGCTCATGTAATTCTCTCCAGTAATAGTTGTTTAATATGTTCTGGAACTTTCGGTAATGGTGCCCAAGCCACAGCCCAATCAGCCCACGTACCAACGATGCACACACCACCGGGGTTTAACAGCAACATCTTTACACCAGTGGGCGGTGTGTCTTCTTCTGGCGTACGCCAAAACGCGTTACCAGATAAATAGGACGTGGCTTTCTGAAACATGTTGTGGTCGCCACTCATTTCTCCCCCCTTGCTCGGATTGCTTGCGCGGCCACCTTTGTAATGTCTGACGCATATTCAGGATGTACAGCAAGCACATCACACACCTTCGCACACGCCTCACGCTCTCGCTCCGCGATTTGCCACTCAAGCTCTTTCAGCAAGTCCTCAACGGTGTCGCCGTGCCCTGTTGCGTAGCCGCGCTCGATCATCCATGCGGCCAGCTTGTTGCGCTCGGCAGCAGCGACAAGGGCGGCGAAGCGTTCAAGCTGTTCGTCGCTTGCGCCCCAAGTAATGAATGGGTGTGTTGGTTCAGAGAACGCAGCCTCCCGCGCCATGCGGATTATTTCTTCTCTATCCATGATTCTTCCCCTTCTTTGTTACTCCATTCTTGCCACCTTGCTGCGATGAGATCTAATAAATGTTTAAGCAGCGATTGATCTGAATCAGATAAATCATCTCTACCTGCGTACTCAAACAGCAAGTTCCATATAGCTTCGCGCTCATGCTCGGCAACAAGATATGCAAAGTATTCAAGAACATCGGGGGTGGCAAAAACTTGCACATCGTCCCAGTGCTCTGGGCTTCTGAATGGTTTGCACCCCGCCTCTCGCGCCATGCGGATTATTTCTTCTCTATCCATGATTCTTCTCCCGCAGCTTGGCTTCGATGGCGCAAGCAAAATCACCCCAGTGCTGATTTCCTGAATGGATCTCTTGTATTTCATAAGCCGTCAGCCCAACCCATTGTTTCTTTGGTGGTGCGGTGTAGAGGGGGTTGCATTTAAATCCCATTTCATCCATATACCGTTTACTACGAGACACATCGCCGCCCTCTGATATCCACGCCACCGGCTCTTGCTGCGCTAATGCTGCATTCCATCCTCGCTCATAAGCCTGTGCAATCTCAATTTGTTTGTCGTGTTCAGTTTTCACCATTTCATCGACATGTTCTTCCCATGCGTGTTCTGCAAGTTGAATTTTCGTTTCGTAATCATCGTATGAATCGCTCATGCTTCTACCTCCAATAACATCTTCTTCATGCGTTCCGCTAGCCACAGCACCGTGCCGCCATCGGCGTAGGTTGACGCAAAATATTCTTCCCCGTCTGTCGTGTAGCCCATGATGACTACGCCATCAAGAGTTTCTTTTGCCGCATCAAGTACCCTGTCTACTGGTAAATCTAATTTTGTTATACCTGTGAACTTAATAATTTTGCTCATCGCTCCCTCGCTTTCAGCATCGCGTCTGCATAGCGGTAACGAGCTTGCTCACGCGTCCATGTGGCTACTTGTTTTATCTCGTAGCATTTGCCATTAGCGTCACGTTGGATAACAGTTTCAGTAAAACCTTTTGGCATCCAATACTCAATGTCTTTCTCGCTAGCTTTAGCTGCAAAGTAGTCACGCAGTGACACCTCAGATTGGCAACAATGCCCACACCTCGGACACTCAAAATCACTCATGCTCGATCCCCCGCATGTTGTTTCCATTCTTCTTTCTCCTTCATACGTTGTTCGTACACTTCCATTAACAACTCAGCAGCTTCTTTGATCTTGAACTTCTCAGCAGTACAGTAGTCGGGCAAGCCCTCGGCGTAGCCCTCAAGCCATGCAGCGAGCATGGCGAACTTATAGTCAGGGCTCATTCTTTTCCCCCTGCGTTGTTCAGTATCCGTGCAATCTCGCGGTCGATATACCAACGTGCTTTGCGTAGATCCTCAACTTGCTCACCCTTCAGGCCAGCTCGCCACAAATATTTTATAGCGTTACCCACACAGAAATTCATGTGCTCGGTAATCTCGATGCACTCCACACCGCTAGGGTGCTCGGTGTAATGCTTGGGGTGGTTAACTGGGTCGTGGTTCATAAAATCCTCCATCCTTTCACTTCATCAGTCCATGATCGTTTCCATAACTGCATCGTCGTAAGTCGTGCGTGTGCTTCTGCTAACTCAGTCGTGGTGTACTCCTCACGCTTTGTCAAATGCCCCGGCCCTACCCATTTGTGAGGATCTACATAGTGTGGGTAGTACGGCACACCACGCAAAATAAATACAGGTTGTGTTTCTGTGTCTGCTGGTTTATTTAGATTCATCAAACTCATTTTCTTTTTCCTTTTACTGTTGCCCAAGCACTGCGTAGATGACCTTCATACCAACGGTCGTCTACTTTTCCCTCTACCATTGTCTGTTGATACCTCAGCTTGACGTGACGTTTTTCTTTTGTTTCAGCTTTTGTTTTGTGCAGATCTGACACGTCCATCAACGTATCGATTTTGCTTTTACCCAACCATGCAACAAGTTCATCCTCAGTCATCTTGTTTTCCCACAACTTATCACTGAGCTTGGGTAAGTACGCTGCTATAAAACGCGCAACAGTTGTCCACTGCTGCTTGCTATAACGTGGCGTGCGTTTCAGTGTGTAAAGCTTCTCGTACGTAATGTTGTTTTCTGCCTTAAAAAACACAACGACTCTGTTTGTGTACATGTGAGAAGGCGCTCGCCACATCTTGATTAAGTTTCTGTCCCACAACTCCTGCAACACCTCGTCGTGGGCTTCAGCAAACAGATCATTCAGTATGCTCATCTTGCTCTCTCCTCTTGAGCATTGCCACCATCATTGCGTCTGCTACCCTAAAAGCAAATTCAGCAAACGCTTCTTCTGGTTTGTACTGTGGCATCTGCCCCCACTTACCCGCAAGGATTCCCGTGATAGCAGCTTTAGCAAACTCAGCGCGTAGCTTGTTGTACTCATTCATTCCGCACCTCCACTTAGTCTGAATTCAATACGCGCTCTGTCGAGTGCAGCAATACGCTTGCGCTCTGCAACAACTTTTGGATCTTTCCACGGGTACGGTTGTTTAAGAAGACGCCACTGTCTTTTGAACGTTTCGAGTACGTTTGTGCTTTCGCTTGTTGTT